GTCTTTGTGGTGCAACAATATTGCTTAATGTAGTTGCGGAAGTATCAATGCAAGATGGTACAATGGTATTAACTGGTGCAGCAGCAATAACTACAATAGTGTACAACATACAGAAAATGTTAAGGGAATGGCGAAGAAAATAAGCATAAAAAACTATTTTAAACCAACACCTAAAAGGAAGATAAAACAATAAACTATGGCGGTAAAAAACTTAAACCCAGTTACAGGCATAATGGATTTTAAAACATTCTCAAAGAATCCTATTGTAGCTACATTATTTTTAGTACTTATAGCAATATCTTATTTATACATTGATGTTAAATCTACTTTTAAAGAACAAATAGTATCACAGAATGCTAAAGTTATTAAATTAGAAGAAAAAGTTGATGTGATGCAAATACTTCTAAGGAGGACAGATTCTTCATTAGCTGCTGCCACAACTAAATTAAGTACATTGGAACAATTAGGTAAAATTCAAATGATTAAATAATGAAGTACATATTTTTATTACTATTAACAGGATGTAGTTTGTCTGCTCAAAACGATAGTAATGAGCAAAAGAAAGATGCTGAATATCAAAAGTTAATTAATGATGTAAAGAATAATCACAATACCTTTAACAGAGTACAGGCTAAAGCCAAAGCAAAAGAAACTAAGTTAGTGTATCAAGCAATAAGTAAAATAGCAATTTTAAGTGAAGAAGTGAAAAGCCTTAAAAATGATATAAGTAAAATAAAGGTAGATACAATATACATACACGATACGATACAGATTAAAGAGAAAAAGAACTTTTGGGGTAAAACAAAAGTAGACACTACAAATAATTAATATATGAAAAAGTTATTTAATTGGTTAGCAGGATTTTTTAGTTCAGAGAGTGGTACATCAAGTAAAAGACTTGTAGGCATTATAGGTGCTTTTGTTCTGTTCTTTACTATGTTCCATAATTCAAGGTCTGAAAGCCACTTTGTACCTGCTGATTCTTTAGTATGGGCAACCTTTGCATTAAGTGCCACTGCACTTGGACTTACAACTATTGAATCAGTAACAGATTTAATTAAAGGCTACAAAGAAAAGAAAGATAGCTAAACTATATTTAATGATAAACGATAACGAGATTACAAAGTTAGGTAGACCTACAAAGTACAAAGAAGAATACTGTGAAATGCTCATAGAACATATGGCAGAAGGATATTCTTTTGAATCTTTTGGCGGAGTTATTGAAGTTGCTGAAGATACTTTATACGAATGGGCAAAGGTTAATAAGAATTTTTCCGACTCCAAGAACATAGGAACGCAAAAATCAATGGTTTGGTGGGAGAAAGTAGGGCGTAAAGGAATGATGAACGATATACCTTTCTTTAACGATAGAATCTGGAGGTTGAATATGATTAACAGATTTAGAAGCAAGTGGACCGATGGAACGAAGAACGAGAATAATAACAATGTTAAAAAAGAAATAGTTGTCAGATACGCAAACAACAGAGATAACGCTACCGATTCCACACAAGACACAGAAACAGATTCTTAATTGTGATAAGCGGTTTATAGTTTTAATGTGTGGCAGGAGATGGGGCAAGTCCTTAATATCTCAAAGTATAGCTATAGAGAATGGTCTGGATAATAAAATAATAGCATACGTTACACCTACATACCAACTTGCTAAAGTGTTCTTTGATGAACTGATTAAGATAATACCTGCTGAAATCATTACATCTAACAGGTCTGATTTAACCATTCAGTTTATTACAGGTGGGGTAATACGATTTTTCACAGGGGAAAGGTTAGACAACTTCAGAGGTCTAAAGTTCCATATGGCTATCATTGATGAAGCATCCTACATTCCAAACTTAGAACAAGGGTGGTTGAATAGTATTAGACCAACTCTGACAGACTTTAAAGGCAAGGCTATCTTTCTATCTACTCCCAGAGGGCAGAACTACTTTTACTCTTTGTTTATGAAGTCCGAAAGTAATTGGGCATCTTATAAGTTCAGCACATACGATAACCCACACATTGACAAGGATGAAATAGACGATGCAAAAAGCCAGTTACCTTCAGCAGTTTTTGAGCAAGAGTATATGGCTAATCCTATGGAAAATGCAGCTAACCCATTTGGTAGTGAACATATAAGAGCCTGTATCCGACCAATGAGTTATAATGAGCCTGTATGTTACGGCATTGACCTTGCTAAGTCTTATGACTTCACAGTTATCATAGGACTTGATTTGAACGGTATTGTCTGTTACTATGAACGATTCCAAAGGGATTGGTCTACCACAAAACAAACCATCCTTAAACTGCCTAAAAAACCTATTGTAATCGATTCTACAGGAGTAGGCGACCCAATCTTTGAGGACTTACAAAGGGAAGGGTTACAGATTCAAGGGTTAAAGTTCACGCAGGGCAGTAAGCAACAGTTGATGGTAGGACTTCAAACAGCTATCCATACACAGAAAATAGGATACCCAGATGGGGAAATAGTCAGGGAGTTAGAGGTATTTGAATATCAGTACTCTGCAACAGGTGTTAAGTATTCTGCACCATCTGGATTCCACGATGATTGCGTTATGGCATTAGCTTTAGCTTGGCATAATATGAACTTCAAGGCAGGTTCTGGTAGGTATAATTTTTTATAAGTATTTTGTTTGTTTAAAATTATCTGTATATTGCATAAAATATAATTATGCGACACGGTTCATTATTTAGCGGTATAGGAGGCTTTGACTTAGCAGCCGAATGGATGGGATGGGAAAACATATTTCATTGCGAATGGAATCATTTTGGACAAAAAGTATTAAAACATTACTGGCCTAATTCAATATCATACAATGACATCACACAAACAGACTTCTCTATTCACAGAGGCAAAATTGACATCCTTACCGGAGGATTCCCTTGCCAACCTTACTCAACAGCAGGAAAAAGACTTGGTAAAGCCGATGAAAGACACCTCTTTCCTGAAATGCTTAGATGCATCAAAGAGATTAAACCCAGATGGATTATTGGCGAGAACGTTCGTGGACTTGTTAGTTGGAATGGAGGGATGGTTTTCAACGAGGTGTGCGATGATTTGGAAAGGGAAGGCTATGAAGTCCAACCGTTTCTTATTCCAGCTGCAAGTGTCAACGCACCGCACAGAAGGGATAGAATCTGGTTTGTTGCAAACAATGTTGCCGACACCTTGCCAATACGATTACAACAGTGCGAGAACAGAAATGAAATGGGAAGAGGACAAGGCGAAATGGAAAGAAAAGGGAGTAAATCTTCAGATGCCTTTAAAACAAATGACGAGATTCAATATGCTGCCGACACCAAGAGCAAACGATATGAATCATTCAACGAGAATAGAACAGAAATCTTTTCAACATCGGAAAAACAGAAGTTATATGGCAGAAGTAGTAATAGATTTAACAAATCCACCAAGTGGCAAAACTTCCCATCTGTCTCCGCAATTTGTAATGGAAATGATGGGATTTCCGACAGATTGGACTCTATTACCTTTCCTAAATGGAGAACAGAATCAATCAAAGCAGGAGGAAACGCAATAGTTCCTCAAGTGGTATATCAGATATTTAAAGCAATAGAACAATATGAAACATTGTTGCAAAAACACTTTAAAAATAGTTGTATAAATATTTGGTGTTATTAAAAATAGGTGTATATTTGTGTAACAAAACCACTACACAATGACAAACTTTACTTTAAAATTCGGCAAGTACAAAGGACAAATGTTTTTATCTACTCCTGTATCTTATCAGCAATGGTTATTAAACCAAGATTGGTTTAAGATGCCAAGTTCAGAACCTAAACCTCCAACTATATCTAAAAATTGGGATGGGTATAGCAGGAAAGGTCAAGCACAGGAACAAGCATATTTTGAATACGAAGTATCAATGGCTGATAAATATGACCCAATACCAGATTATTATAATCATATCTAAAAACAAGGGGTGCAGCATCCTATCAACTGCAATAACCATCTAAATTAAACTTAATGATTTACGAAATCAGAACAAAGAAAGAAGTTATCAGACCTTACCATTCCAATTACAATAAGTATATGCAGAAGAAGATAATGGAGGTCTATGTAGGGGTTATCAATCCTTATGGAGATTATATGATTATGGACTGCACAGCAGAACACAATGCGATTTATCACACAGAAAGAGAATTACCACAGGTAGAAAAGATACTACAGAAAGAAGGCATCATTTACACTTTAAACAAAATCAACAATGGAAAACTTAACAAACAAACAGGCAGCGATAGGACTAACAATAATTTTAATTCTGATACTTCTGGCGGACAACTTTTAGAATGCGATATATGCGAAGGAACAGGGTGGTTAGATATTAATCATACTTGCCCAAAATGTGAACCATAATCTATTGTTATATCAGAAACTTTATTTAACTTCGCTAAAACCATCTATTATGAAATCTTAT